TAAATGGAATTAAAAACAATTCTTATTTGCTATAAAGCAATGAGGTTTATATGAGTAGATTAGGTAGCCCTAACAAGAACAAGAAGTTTCTGTTGGCTAGGCTCCAGGATATGTATGGCGAGCAGTTCCATCCTATAATGAAGATGGCTGAGGCTGCTAGTAAGCTAGACTATATAGCAGAGCAGGAAGGTGATGTGGCTGCGCTGACTGCTGCCTTGAATGGCTGGGGTAAGATAGCTGAGTATACAGAGCCTAAGCTTAAAGCTGTTGAAGTTAGAGCTGATGACTCTACGATAGTCAGGGTATCCCGCAGGCGCTTTGATGGCACTACGGATTCAGTTGATAGTGATGCGGCTGATTTGTTGTTAGAAGAGGCTGTCATAGCTGAAATAGTTGAAGATGAAGAGGAACCAGAAGATGAGTAAAAAGAAACCTTTGTTAGCTGCGTTAGATAAGAAGACAAGAGAGCGTCACTTCCCTGAATCCAATGGTGGTAAGGGTAGTCATGCTAGAAAGTCTACTCCTGAGTCGAGAGATAGATTCAAAGCTGCTTATGATGCAATTGACTGGAGTAAAAAGTGAGCCAAATTGAATACTGTATGGGGCCACAAGGCCAGGTGCTACAGGATTACTCTGACTGTCGATCTCAAAACTCTTTTATCTGTGGCCCACTAGGCTCAGGTAAGACGGTACAGACTATCCTCAAATTGTTTGACCTTATGTGCGAGCAAGCTCCCGTGATGTCTAAGGGCCACAAAAACTACGGTGTCCGGCTATCCAGGATCATTGCAGCGCGTAATACTTACTCTGAATTGTTCTCCACAACGATTAAAGACTGGCTAGAGATTCATGAGGACTTAGGGCCATTTAGACAGGGCAACAAAGAACCCCCTACTCATTACATCAAGTTTCGCTTAGAAGATGGAACAACCGTCCAGAGTGAGGTTATTTTCATTGCCTTTGACCGTCCTGAGCACGTTAAGAAGGCTCGTGGTATTCAGACTACCTGGGTTTGGCTAAACGAGACTAAAGAGCACTCTAAAGCAGTCTTGGATATGCTTGATCTACGTCATGGACGCTACCCGTCCAACAAGGAAGGAATTAAGCCTACGCATCATGGAATGCTGGGTGACACTAACGCCCCTGATGAAGACCACTGGTATTATAAGTTGGCTGAGATAGAGCGCCCTGAAGGTTGGGTATTTCATCGTCAACCTGGAGGCGTGTACAAAGATGGTGAGTCGTGGAAGCTTAATCACAACGCAGAGAATCTGACTAACCTGCCTGACAACTATTACAAGAGAGGTTTAAGTGGTAAAACAGATGATTGGATTAAAGTTAATCTTGCGAATGAGTATGGTTTTGTGTCTAACGGTAAGCCTGTTCACCCAATGTACACCGATTCCGTCCACGCAGGGCATATCGACTTCACGCCCAGTAAAGGAACCCCTATCATTCTAGGGTTTGACTTCGGTAGAACGCCAGCATGTGCCTTTTTGCAGCGCACCTCTATTGGAAGATGGGTGTGTTTTGATGAAATGGTACTGACAGACTCCGGTGCCATTGACTTTGCGCCAACACTCAAGCGTTATATAGAAGATACTTACCCTGATCACGAGTTTAAAGGCTGGGGTGATCCGTCTGGTGACAACAAAAACCAAGCAAACAGTGATACGCCGTTCCAAATCATGCGAGCTGCGGGCATTCCATGCTATCCAACCGATTCTAATGACCCGTTAAAACGTAGAGCTGCCCTGGAAGTACCCATGAAAGAGATGTGTATGGATGGTAAGCCTAGATTTATTGTCTTACCGAAAGCCTCGATGATCCGAAAAGGTCTGCAAGGTGGGTTTTGCTACAAACGTGTGCAAACTTCCGGCGAAAGATACGCTGATCAGCCTGACAAGAACGAATACTCTCACCCAGTAGAGGCATTGGAGTACGCATTGCAAGGTGAAGGCGAAGGTAGACAGGCATTAAGAAGAGCTGGTGGATTTAAAAAGCCTCATGTGGCTAAGGTTGGCTTTAGTGTCTTCTAAAGTTTATGTGGTTTTCACAAAAGATAGTGACAATTGGTGGTCGCAGTTCCTAGATACAGATATTCAACACTGCTATGTAGTTATTCCTAGTGTTGACTGCTGCATTGTCCACTCAAAAACTACAGGAATATTTGACCTGTATAATGAATCTGATATAAATGGTATAATCGGCATCAATCCTATAATGCTTAGTTATAAGCAGAACCCTAGCCCACGTTCTATTTTTATGTTGAACACTTGTGTTGGGCATACCAAACAAATACTTGGTATTAACAAGCCATTTATATGGACTCCATATCAACTTTACAAATATTTGAGGAATAATAATGGGAAGCCGTCCTAAAGCCCCTAAAGCAACAGCAGCAGAAAATGCAATAATTCTCCGTCAAGGTATGGAACTAGACAAGACAATGGCTGCTAACGAAAAAAGATTAAAGGCTATAACTCGCGGAAAGCTAGGATCAAAATCTCTTCTTGGCACTGCGGCAGATGCAGCAAGAAAAGAAATTGGAGACAACTCTTACAGTGCAAATGCTACAATGGGAAAGCAATATTCTAAAAGTAATTTACTTACCAAGCTAATGAGCAAAGTTACTACGAGAAAAAACGCAGAAATTGGATACTCAGGAGAAAGAAAATAATGGAATTACCTAAAGAGTTAGGATCTCTTAGAGATTTGCAGAGGCGAGAGGCTAGCGCCTTTACCAAAAATGGTATGTGGCATAGCGTACTTGATGACTGCTATGAGTATTTTCTGCCTAATCGAAATCTTTTTGATGAAAATATGCCTGGTCAAAGTAAAATGGATCGCATATTTGACTCAACTGCACTAGAAGCTATTCAGCAGGGTGCAAGTAAGCTTCAAGAAAACATTGCTCCTATCTGGTCTAGGTGGGCTACGTTTGCTCCATCTGAAAAAATTATAAAAGAACTTGAAAGTGGTCAATTTGATGTTACTGAAGATGACATTAGAACAAACCTAGAGGAACAGGCAGAAGTAATTTTTGATTATATTAACCGATCAAACTTTGCCACTCAGTTTTACGAGCACTCTTTAGACCTTCTCGTAGGAACAGGTACGTTACGCATTGATGAAGATGACAATGACGACATGCCTATTATTTTTAGTGCCATTCCGCAGAAAGGAATTGCATTTGAGGAAGGCCCACACGGAAATGTGGAGACACACTGGCGTAGATTTACAGTAAAGGCGCGTAACCTTGAGCGTAAGTGGCGTGGATTTAAGCCATCTGATGCCATAAAAGAAACTATTGAGCAAAAACCTGATGCTGACGTTGAGCTTTGCGAGGGTGTAGTTTACATGCCTAAAGCTAAAACTTATTACGGCTGTGTATGGGTTAAGGGTGAAGCCCAAATCAGCTGGATGCAGGACTTTGGAACATCTAGCCCGTGGGTTACAGGCCGTTACTCTAAAGTATCTGGTGAAATCCGTGGTCGTGGGCCAGCACTACAGGCATTGCCTGATGTAAGAAGCTTAAACAAAGCTAAAGAGTTTGTTTTGCAGAAAGCTGCTATTGATTTGGCTGGCATGTACACAGCTACTGATGATGGTGTAACTAATCCTTACAACTTAGTTATTAGCCCAGGCATTGTTATTCCTGTAGGATCTAACAATTCAAGTAACCCATCTATTCAGCGATTGGATACTGGCTCTAACTTGCAGTTGGCTCAATTCCAGATCAATGACATGCAGATTGCTATTAAACGTGCGTTGTTTAACGATTTGCGTGACCCTTCTGGCGCTGTTCGCTCGGCTACAGAGGTTGCTATTGAGTCTCGTGAGCTTGCAAAGCGTATTGGCTCTGCTTTTGGTCGCTTGCAAACAGAGGTTTTGGTTCCAATTATTAAGCGAGTAGCTGCAATCTTAACGCGCCGTGGTATTATTTCTCCTATTCAACTTGATGGCAGAGACGTTGACATTAAATTTATGTCTCCTTTAGCCAGGGCGCAAGACGGCGAAGACATACTTAGTGTTCAACAGGCCGTGTCTTTTGTAATGCAAACTGCTGGGCCAGATGCTTCTAAGGCTGCCTTTAAGATTGAAGACTTTGGTACATGGGTTGCCGGTAAAACAGGTATGCCAGGAGAGCTAGTTCGCAGTCAAAGTGAAAAGGCTCAGATTATTCAGGCTGGTGCTCAAGCTGCTCAACAGGGAATGGACGTTTCCAATCAACCACCACAACAAGGTCAAACTGCTCTATGAGTTGGGATACAATTAATAAAGGCGACTTTAACGCCACTAAAGCTAAACAAGCCAATGATGCAGCTAGAGTAAAAGCTGCTGAGTTGGCTAAAGCTTATCACAGGTGTTTTGGCACTCATGACGGTAAGCGTGTGTTAGCAGATTTAACACAAAGATTTATTTTTCAAAACAGTACACCCTTTGGTTCCGAGAACCCTAACTACGAAGCCGCATACCATAATGGTGAAAGTGGATTAGTTAAATTTTTAATCAATCAAGTACAACAAGCAGAAGTGCTATAAAATTACCGTGGAGGTAATATGTTAGATAATACAGATCAGGCCGCAGAACAAACAACTGGCGATACCCTACTAGATTCAGCAGCTCCTATCCTTGGTGATGGAGAGTATTTTCTTACAGACGGTATTAAAGGGACTGGTGACAGCCCCGAGTGGTACAAGTCAGACAAGTACAAGTCTGTTTCAGAGCAAGCTAAGGCTTATACTGAGCTAGAAAAGAAGTTTGGCAGCTTTACTGGTACGCCTAAAGACGGGTATTCAGGCCCAGAAGGGATTGAAAGTGACGATGCTTTGTTACAAGAGCTAACTGAGTTTGCTTCTAAAACCAATATGAGCCAGGAAGCGTTTGGCGAGGCATGGGAACTGCTAAGTGCTCAAAGTGGAGCCGCAGAGGAAGTAACTCGAGATAATGAAATTGCAAAACTTGGCAGCAATGCAGGTGAGAGGATTAAAAACGTAGAGGGATTTCTTAAAAATAGCCTGGACGCAGAAGATTACGAAAATGTAATGGGTCTGGTTACTGATGCAAGGTCTATTGAGCTTGTTGAAGCGCTGGTTAAAGCTACTTCTCCTGTCAAGCTGCCCATTGACGGCGGTGAAAGTCCTACTGGCATGACCTGGTCTGACATTGAGGCAGAAATGTTTAAAAGAAGTGATGACGGGCAGTTGCTTAGAAGCATTGATCTCAATCATGAAAATAAAATACAGAAAATGATGCAAGATTTTGGCGGCAGTAAAGCTCACATTCGTACTTTTGGTTGATTTATATGGGGTAAAAGGTGTATAATCGGCGCACTGGACACCCCTTTCTTTTAAGGCCCAGTAAATTTAGGTTGAATGCTGACCAAGTTTACTCGGGTACTCAGCTAAAACCTTGAAAAACTATTTTTAATATTACTCTTTTTCGAGGAAATTCTTATGAGTAACGTACTATCATCCGTGGCGGTCACGGAATTTGACTCTATGGTCAAACACGCCTATCAAGGCACTGGCTTGCTAAAGCAGGCTGTAACTCTTCGTAACAACGTAGTTGGTGACACTTACAAGTTCCGTAAAATGGGCAAGGGCTTGGCTAACCAAAAGGCCAGTTCTGCTGAAGTAGTTGCTATGAACGTAGGTCACGAGTTCAAGACTGCGACTCTTGCCAACTGGAACGCTCCTGAGTTCACTGACATCTTTGACCAGCAGACAGTAAACTTTGACGAGAAGCAAGAGCTTGCAAGCACTATCGCAAATGCCCTTGGTCGCCGATGTGATCAGCTGGTAATTGACGCTATGGACAATGCTGGCGCTTATGCTGCTACTGTTGCCACCAGTGTTGGCGGTGCTGCTTCTAACTTGAACATGGCTAAAATCATCAAGGCTCAGGTAGCTCTGCGTCAGAAAGGCGTGCCTAACTCTGATCTGTTTGCTGCTGTAAACGCATTGGGTCTTGGCGGTATGCTGAATGACGAGAAGATCACTAGCATTGATTATCAAGCTGTTAAGGCTTTGGTCAATGGTGATGTTGATACTTTGGCTGGTTTTAAGTTTGTTGTTCTTGAAGATCGTGCAGAAGGTGGTTTGACTGTTGCTACTAACGTAGTGGACTCTTACTTCTTCGCCCGCCCTTCTGTTGGCCTTGCTATCGGTATTGATATGAAGACCGACATTGATTATGTTCCTGAGCGCACTTCTTGGTTGTGTAACGGCATGTTGAAAGCTGGCGCGGTTGCCCGTGACACTGACGGCATCGTTAAGGTTCAGTACACTCAGACTGCTTAATGTTGTAATGTTGTAAACTGAATGGGGGTTTCGGCCCCCTTTCTTTTAATCTCAAAAGGTTTCGTATGGCTACTAAGCTCCAGTTAATTTCTAACGCTTTAATTTTAATTGGCGACTTGCCTATAACATCTTTGGTCGGTAATTCTCGCGCCCAGACTGTTGCCAATAACTTATATGACAACATTGTCCAAAACGAATTAACTAAATACAGATGGGGTTTTGCTCGCCGTAAAGCGCAGTTAAGCCTAACAACTGAAGTACCGGTTGGAACAGAGTACAGTTCAGTTTATCAATTGCCAGCGGACATGCTGGTTCTCATCAAGTTAAACCCTGGAATCAATTACCAAATCCTTGGCGACAAAGTTTACTGTAACAATACGGGTGCTTTATATTGCGACTACATTGCTAATGTAGATGAGCAGCAATGGCCCGTTTACTTTGCTAAGATGATTGAGTACGCACTGGGTATGGACTTTGCGCCATCTATTAGAGATAGTGCAGCTTCAATGGAGCTTCTGGCGAACCAGTATATGAATGCTTCGCGCATGGCTCGGTTTACTGACGCACAACAACATCCTCAGACACCTATTCAAGACAGACCATTTATCAACGTAAGACGCTAAAACTCTACCGCTGAAGGAACATTATGCCTAAGTCGCAATTTTTACAGAGTAGTTTTGCTAGTGGCGAACTATCTCCTTTAATCCTTGGACGTACTGACTTAGATCAGTATTACAAAGGCGGTCAAACTGCTGAGAACGTTGTTATTGTTCCTCAAGGTGGAATTAAGCGCAGACCTGGAACTTTTGTTGTAGATAACACGTTAGGAGCTTTAACACGAAATACCCAGCTTCCCAGCATGCCCCGTGGAGGTAGTGCTGCAAATGTTAATGATGGTAATGATGCAACCTTTGCTACTACAGATCAACCTTTTGCAGGTACATATTTAACCTTTGCGCAGTATGATTTTGCTGCGGCTCCGCTTCCTAATTTTATTGACGTTAGAAACATTTCTATTGTTGGCCCCGCTTCGATGCCGCAAAGAACAGCTAATGTTTTGCTGCAAGACAGCAATAATGGAACGTCTTGGAATGACCTTGCAATTCTTGAAATTAGTAGCTCATCTACTAAAAACTTTCGCTATACCGTTCCAACAGGTAGTACTAGTAAATATTTCAGACTTCGATGTGATCTTATTAGCGGCCCTTCTGCGGCTGCAATTAAAATTGGTGAATATAATCTGAAAACTGCGGCTGTTGGGGCATCTAGTGTAAAGACATTTGACTTCAGCATTGGATCGGATGAGCATTATATTGGCGTTTTAACTGATAAAAATATGGCTTTTTATCGGGCACCTCATGCGGGTAGCACAGAAACTGTATATACAGGCAATGTGAGTGTTCCTTATCTTAACGCTGATCTTTCACAAGTTCGAGATGCGCAGACAGAAAATGTCATGCTATTGTTTCATAAGGATTATGCTCCGCAGCGTATTATTTTTAACGGAACCAATCAGTTTACTTCTGGGCCTATTCCATTTAGTAATGTGCCTCAGTACGATTACAATGATTCAGATAGCCCTGCTGCTGTCTCAGCAGTACAAAGAATAACTTTTGGCAATGGATTTGTAGCCGGAAATCGTTACCAAGTAGATGTTCAAGGCGTATTAAGCAAGAATATTTCTTTTGGAGGAGATGTTGAATCAACGGCTTTTAATTTACAAAAAAACCTACAAGAAATGCCAATCTTTGGTGACACTGGAATTACAGTTACTGGCAGTGCTTTACTTGGCCCTTATACAATTACAATTAGCGATGAATCTGCTCAACCTTTAAAGTTATTTTCGGCTTTTGTTACGGAAGGATCTACTGGAAACACTGGCATTACCTTTATTAGGGATGTAATTGGGGTGTCTAGAAAAGAAGATGTGTGGAGTTCTACTCGCGGATTTCCTTTAATGGGTGCTTTTAATGAGGGCAGGCTATGGATAGGCGGCACTAAGTCTAAGCGTCAAAGTTTGTTTGCATCTAAGTCAGGTGATTTGTTTAACTTCTTTTCAGAGGAGGGTGCAGATGACGATGGAATCTTTGTAACTATTAACTCTCGCAACCTTACTGAGATTGTAGATGTAAACCCTGATCGTGGTTTGCAGGTATTTTGTTCTGGCGCTGAATTTATTGTAAAAGGTAACACGCCATCTACAATTATTATTGAAGCAGAAACGCAACTTGGTTCATTCAACTTAGAGTCTAAAGCTCTTGATGGCGCTACTTTGTTTATTAACGGAAACGGTAATACACTACGCCAGTATTTATATAACTTTAATGAAGACGCTTACACAAGTAACGACATATCGGTTTTGTCATCTCATTTAATTAATAAACCTTTGGACATGGCTGCTCTTGACGGGACTTCATCTGAAGACGCTGCATGGGTATTTATCATTAATCAAGACGGATCTGCCGCAGTTTTAAATACAGTTAGGGCACAAGACATTAACGGCTTTACCAAATGGACATTGTACAATCCTGACGAAGACAATGTAACCAAGTTTGAATCGTGCTCCGTTGTTGGTAAAGAATTATATTTTATTGTTGAAAGTGTTAATTCTGTAACTAACGATACTTATAGAACACTTGAGAAGTGGGATTTTGATGCGTTGATGGACTCTAGCCAAAAAGTAAATGTTAGTGCAGGCACTAGCAATACAAGTGTTGGTGTGGGCGTAAGGTTTGCCGGTCAAACTGTTTCAGTAATTGGTGATAAAAATATATTGCCTGACAGAGTTGTAGGCTCTACAGGCCAAGTAATAATACTTGCATCTGAAAGACCGCCTACAGGAACAGTAGAATTTAAGATTGGCTTAAACTTTACTGCAAGTTTTAAATCTATGCCTGTAAATACTAATCCAGGTACTCGTAGTGGGCAGAATGCTATGAGGGAAAAGAAGATTACTAATATGAACTTGCGCGTATTAGAGACTTCTGGCGTGTACATTGACGGAATGCCAGTGCCTGTGAGAGAGCTTGGCCCAGCATCCAATAGCCCTTTAAATACTCCACTTTCTCCCAAAACTGGTATTATAGAAGATAACAGAGGCGGTAATGGTTGGTCTACAGAGGTTGTTCCTTTAATTACTGTACCTGGCCCCACACCGTTTCACCTTCAATCTATTGAGTATGAGGTAGAATCTTCGTGAGCGAACTAGCAACGCAAAGTGATATTTACAAAATACAAGATGTTATTGCGGAAATGCCTCAAGCTGATACAAAAACAAGGCATCATTTTTCTGATGGGCTGTATGTTAGAGAGTCGTTTATTCCTGCTGGTGTAGTTTGTGTTGGAGCTGCGCACAAGACTAGCCATATGTACATGGTAATAAAGGGGAAGTGCAGGGTAGCTAGTAAATTTGAAACAATAGAAATTGAAGCGCCGTACATGGGTGAGACAACGCCAGGAACCAAGCGAGTTTGCTATGCTGAAACAGATTGCGTTTGGATAACTTTTCACCCTACAGAGCTTACAGATCTTAAAGAAATAGAAGCGGCTTTAATAGAGCCAAAGGATATATTATGACTTGGATAATGGTAGCAACAGTAACAGTGGGTGTAGGAACAGCAGTGAATGTTTACGGGCAAGTTGAAGCAGGTAAAGCCCAGCAGGACGCTTTAAACGAGCAGGCTAGGCAAGAAAAGGTTGCCGCTGAAGGTCGTGAGCTTGAACGGCAGCAAAAGTTAGGTAAAGTCCTTGCCGCCAATACTGTAGGTTTAGCTGCTGGAAACTTAGGTATGGAAGGAACTCCAGCTAGTATTGCTTTAGAAAGCGCTCAAAACATTGGTATGAGTGAAGGAATGTTAAAGCTAAGTGACAGGCTTACCCAGGCTCAACTCAAGCGTCAGGGCAAAAATGCTCGGTCTGCTGCTAACTTGCAGGCTGCTGGCACACTATTGACTGGCGCTTCTTCAGCTGCACAGCTCAACGCTTAAACAACAGGATTAAACAATGGCTGTTAAACAAGAACGAATTGGGTATTACGGTAAGTTTACTCCTACATCCTTAGATACGTCTGGCGCTGATAAGATGCGTGCTCTGGCTGGTTTAGGCGAAACTGTTGCTGACACTGCTCTAGCTATAGGAAAACCTATTGCAGTTAAAGAAGGGGCCAAAAAGGGGGCTATTGCAGGCTCAAAAACTGGTCGTGTAGATCCGGCGACAGGAGAGCTAATTGCACCTCCAGAACAACGTAAATTTGGCTATTCGGCTAACGCTTTTAACGATGCCGCTGAGAACGCGTATATAGGTAATGTTTCTTTTGAGCTAGACCAGTCTGTAAATTCTGCTCAAGAGCAGTTTCCTGATGACATCATTGGATACAGTAAGTTAGTAGATGCCTCCAAGCAAGGCTTGTTAAGCAAAATGCCTGAGCAATACAGGGGTTCTGC